CTCCCAGTTTTTGCAGCGCAGTCACATTCTTTGGCAGGCTCGTCGTGACATGCAACTTGGACAATTGCCGAGCTACATCACACATCGAGTCAGGAGATCCATGCCAAACCTCAGGCCCGTACAACCGAGCAAGAAATTCGACTCCCTCCTGTCCACGTCTCACAACTTCAGCCTCCAGGATCTGGCCATAATCCTTGCACACCTTAATGTACAAGTCAGTGTCCATATCAGAAGACAATCCATCGTCACCGCCAAACACACCCAGCAGAGCCCAAGCTTCCTCAGGGGAGAACCCCATTCGCAACAACGTATCAAATGCCATAAGCATATTAAGAAGCGTGTTGAACAGGGCGGTCTCAGGGGAACCAGAGGCTCGTGCATTTCCGGTGTCATATTTTACACCGAAATGTGTGTAGGCAATTTGGTTTTTCTGCGTAGCCATCAGCTCAGCTAAATTCTGATGGTGTCGCTGTGCAAAGAGACGCATCATAAATGCAGACTCAAATGCCCGGGCTGCAGCCGAAATGCGTCCATCACACCTAGACAAATCAGTCTTCCGATAACGATTGTCTTAGCGCGGGAGCAAATGGCAGCAACACGTTCAGCGACAGCAAGAGGAGTTTTACCAAATGCGTAACATGGAACGACCTTAACTGCATCAGCGGCAGCATATAGGTAGCTTGAGTAGTGAAGTTTTTGTACTCCAGGAATCGTGGATATAATCCTGGGATCCGTAATCTTCCCATAAGCCTCAGACTTTTGAAAAGTCCGAATGGGTTCGTCACTAGCCAGTCTGGTCGATTGCGCGGCATTTTGTAAAATTTGCTGCTGCGTTGGCCGTTTCTGGCGTGCGAACACCTCATCAATGTCGACAGGATGAAGTTTGCCGACAAGATTATCCGGAATTAGAAGTTGAAGGAAGATATCCATTGCGCGCACCATCGTAGGGGTTAGTTCAGCCGTACTAGCCACATCGACGATCCTGCCTTTAACGGCAGCTTCATCATTAGTGACAGAACGGACTGGAACATAACACCCTAATACAATGGGCGACATGAATGGAATGACGGGCAAGGTGGCCTCAAAGTCAACTTTGCTGCTTGGAGCGTGTTGAAACGCATAAACAGACTCTGACAAAGGGCAAACGAAATCAGCAGCCACAGGTGACTTGTATCGATGATATTCAACAAGCATTGTTGCTGTGCTCTGATCACATTCCTCAAGGGTCATACGGATAGATGCTTGGGATAATGGTTGAGTACTCGTAAGAGCCATACTGGAGAGTGTATCATCCAGATCAGCCGGAATTGTAGCAACGCAATAAGACCCTGGTTTTCCTGTGGAACGCAACAACCCTTTGGCAGTATTAACATTGAGCCGCAGGAATTGGCGTACATCACTGGATTGTCCAGGTTCCACACGTCGTGTCAGAGTAACGACTGGATTAAGTCGTCGTAATCTGTCACCGGATAGAAATGTATCCAATCCGAAAAATATGTGGGGTATGCAGATGCTACGTATACAAGTAAGCAATACGAGCTGGTGGTGAAGGTCCGTTTGTCTCCGGTCGACGTTGTAAATAGTAACCGTCGTAGACCAGAGTGTTCTGTGGCGGGCGATGAGAATATCAGTAGCATAATTCCAAACAGGATGCTTATACGTGGCGCCACCAGCCACGTCATAAACCATCTGGGCATCAGCTCCAAAAGTAAATGAGTATTCTCCACCAGTTGCTGCCACAGCACTGGGTTGTACTGTGCTAATAAGATAAGTATGAGCATGGTTGGCCAATAAATGAGGCATGTCCAGGTACATATCGACATCAGAGATGCAGATGAGATCGTCGGGAGCAGGTGAAAACTCGGACGACTCAACTGATACATCTTTTGCCCAATGGTAACTGCGACAGCCGGCACGGCCAGCTCGCACATCAGCGGCACTTCGTTGCAAGTAATAAGCACGCAGGCCAACAGATTTAGCGAACAAATCCATAAAATGTACTCCATCATTTCGAAGACTCGCTGACTGAGGATGCGAGTGGTTCCGGGCAGGAGCCGATCGAACAATGGGGGACTTCGCAAATAAGGAACGCAAAGTACACGCGTGGAAGAAAGGTTGGGGGCTAAAAGTAATAAGCCAGGATAACAACCAAGATAATCTAGCGTTGCCAATGACAGAATCAGAGGGCATACGCTTGAGATCAATAACCACGAGTACAAGCACAGCAACAGTGCTCCCAATAAGAGAGAACCACCAATTAGGTACGACATGCAACTCACAAGCAGACATATGCAAGTGAGAAGCAACATCATACCCAACGGGTGAACAACGGACCTCCTCTGTGTACAAAAGAGACTCCACCAGATTACCAAGGCTATGGTTAATTGAACATAGCCAAGACACACACAATCGAAATACATTCTCGAAAGTATTTGGGGTGAACAGCCCCA